TTTTGGGATAAATATTCTAAAAAAGTTGGTAGTAAAGAAAAATGCATAAAGGTGTGGAATAAGCTATCAGATAGTGATAAAAGTAAAATATTCACTACTTTACCCATATTTTTAAATTCAATAACAGATAAAAAATACCAACCACACCCACTAACATATTTGAATAATAAAAGATGGAATGATGAAATAGCATTACCTAAACAACCAACATACCCAATATATAACCCACAGGAAGGCTGTATATGAAACTACTCAAAGACGTAAGCACTAAAATTGATTCTCTTTTTGAGAATGGAATTACTAAAGGTAAATATTTAGGATTCCCGTCTTTGCATGATTATTACTCCTTTAAACCACAATCCACAACCTACATTTACGGCTCGCCTTTTTCTGGCAAAACTGAAATATGGTTTGAAATGCTTATGAATCTTTCAGAGTTTTATGGAATGAGGCATGCAATCTATACACCAGAATCCGGCAGCCCTTCGGAAATTTATGCTGAGTTGATTTCTAAATATTGCCGAAAGCCATTCTATAAAAACATTCCAGGCCACATGACTGAAACTGAAATGCTATCGGCTAAAGATTTTGTAGGTGAGTATTTTTACGTTATAGATAACGAAGAAGATTTAACCATCGAGGGGTTTTTTGATAAGGTTAAAGAGATTGAAAAGTTTACTGATAAAAAAATAGATACTACATGCTGTGATCCGTTCAACGAACTCAAACATAATTTTGATGACATGCGCCAGGATTTATACATTGAGAATAAACTTGGATATATCAGAACTGAGGCCAGAAAAAATAACAGGCATAATGTAATTATAACACACTCAGCAGCTCAACAACCGATACTGAAGGATGGAAAAACATTTTATCCTCCACCTTCACCCAGACAAATAAGCGGAGGTTTAGCATGGCATCGTAAGGCTATGAATTTAGTTTGTATATGGAGGCCTATTGCCGGATCTCTTGACGAGCAAGGTCAACCATATTTAGAAAATGAAGTACATTTTATAGTGCAAAAGTACAAACCGAAAGGAGTGGGGAAATTAGGTAAGGTCGTATTATTTTACGATCAATATTCGGGAAGATACTATGAGCGAAATGGATTAGAAAAAACCTTCGCCAAAAAAGAGCAACCAACACAAACAACTATACCAAATTATCCATTTTAAAAAAAACAAACCTATGAATTACAAAGAATTTTTAGAAACAAAATCAAAATCGCATACATTATCTGGATTCGATATATCAGATAGTGAGTTAAACAAATCCATGTTTGACTTTCAGAAGTTTATAGTCAAGCGAGCGTTAAGGGCCGGTAAGTATGCAATATTTGCCGATTGCGGTTTGGGTAAAACCTTAATGCAACTTGAATGGGCTAATCAGGTTAATAAATTTACAAGCAAGCCTGTGTTAATTCTCGCCCCGCTTGCTGTTTCTGGCCAAACAATAAAAGAGGGTAAAAAATTTCATATAGATGTTTGTAGATATGATGGGAGTAATTCTCCAATTCAAATCTCAAATTATGAGCAACTTGAGAATATAGATACGAGTATTTTTTCTGGTATTGTTTTGGATGAAAGTAGTATTTTGAAAAACTTTGAAGGCGCAACAAAAAAACTAATAATTGATGAGTTTAAAAATACGCCATATAAGTTAGCGTGTACGGCTACTCCGTCCCCCAATGATCCAATGGAACTCGGCAACCACTCTGAATTTTTAGATATAATGAGCCGCAATGAAATGCTTGCAATGTACTTTGTGCATGATGGTGGCGAAACGGCCAAATGGAGGCTAAAGGGGCATGCTACAAAATTATTTTATCAATTCGTTGGTAGTTGGTCTATTATGTTAAATAAACCTATGGATATAGGTTTTGAAATGAATGGGTATAATTTGCCATCACTTAATCTAATAGAAAGGCAAATAATAACACCAAAAAGAGATAATGGAAGCCTATTTAATGATGCAATAATCTCGGCAACAAATTTTAATTCGGAATTAAGACTAACAAAAAATGAAAGATTAAATGAAGTTGTTAGAATTATAAACAGTAAGCCGGATGAGAATTTTATTATCTGGATTAAGCAGAACGAGGAGGGGGATATTCTTAAGAAATTATTACCAGAAGCGGTTGAAGTAAGGGGATCGGATAGTAATGATTGGAAAGAAAAAAATTTGCTTGGTTTTGGTGAAAATAAATTTAGAATATTAATAAGCAAAACCAAAATAGCTTCTTTTGGAATGAATTATCAGAATTGCAGAAATCAGATATTTGCAAGTTTAGATTTTTCATTTGAAGGGCTTTACCAGGCGATTAGGAGAAGTTATAGATTTGGTCAAGAAAATGAAGTAAATATATACCTTATAACAACAGATACAATGGCAAACGTAAAACAGTCGATAGACACTAAACAGAAACAATTTGAAATTATGCAAGATGAAATGAGTAAAGCAGTTAATGCTAATTTGAATGGGCAATTAATGAAGTCTGGCGAATATGATATAACAGAAGAAAATAATGAATGGTATAAAATAAAAAGGGGTGATTGTGTTCAGTTAATTTCTGAAATAGATAATGAAAGTATTGGGCTTAGTGTTTTTAGTCCTCCATTCGCAGAACTTTATACATATTCGAGCCATTTAGAAGATATGGGAAATTCAAAAGATTATAATGAATTTCTTTTGCAATTCGGATTTTTAATAAAGGAGTTGCACAGGGTAATGATGCAGGGCAGAAATGTTTGCGTTCATTGCATGGATTTGCCCATACAAAAGGGCAAGGAAGGATTCATTGGTCTTCGCGATTTTAGTGGAATGATTTTAAAAGCATTTGAAGATGCTGGATTTGTTTACGCATCAAGAATTACCATATGGAAAGACCCGGTTATTGAAATGCAAAGAACTAAAGCATTGGGATTGCTTCATAAGCAAGTTAAAAAAGATAGCACAATGAGCAGAGTTGGAATACCTGACTATGTTATGATTTTTAGAAAGGATGGAGATCGGGCCAATCCGGTTACAAATACAGATATTCCAGTTGATTTATGGCAAAAATACGCATCGCCAGTATGGATGGATATTGATTATGGAAATACTTTGCAGGGGTTTAGAAATGGTAGAGAAGAAAATGATGAGAAGCATATTTGCCCATTACAACTTGATACTATTGAAAGATTGATTCATTTATATTCAAATAAAGGAGATACGGTTTTCACCCCATTCATGGGAATCGGAAGCGAAGTATTTCAAGCCGTGAAAATGGATCGCAGAGGTATTGGTTTTGAGTTGAAGGAATCATACTATAATTTAGCAAAGAAAAATATTGCATCAGCTGTTGAATTGAAAAATCAATTAACTTTGATATAATGGAAAAGCCTCTTAGAACATTATTCGAGTTTGAACTAATCATAATCGAGATGCAGTCAGTAGTTATTGATATGCGAAAGCGAAATGTATCAAAAGAGATTATTGATAAAGCTATTGAACGCATTGATCGGCTGATTGAAGTTTATAAGATGTTTGATTCTTTTTACTTTCAGGCATATTATACTAATCAAAAAAATGTAACTTTGCAAAAGGAATTACAAAGCGAAAGGATGATAATTGTTGAACTCCGGGCCGAAGTTAAAAAGTTAACCGATTCGCTCGAATGGAAGTAGATTACATTCAGAAGGTTTTTGTATATTTGTACAACATGGGCAAGGGCGAATTTTTAATTTCACAGGTGGCAAGCCCAGATACAAGGGATAAATTTATTGAGGCGGTAAAATTATACATTGATAACTTCGATCATAATGTGGAGTTCACAAATGACTATCAGAAAGTAAGGAAGCACTCAGGCAAATACACCATAACAAATCAAGAGGTAATCGAATGAGATACCCTATAAAGCAAAGAAAAGAAGGTGTTATTAAACTTGGTGACTTTTGGATAGTCAGAATTAAGAACGGATATGGCAACCGATACACAACGATCTCAAAGCATAAAACAAAAGATGAAGCAGAAAACGCTATCAAGTTACATCAAGGCACTTGATAAGGTGTTTTCTGAATATATCAGGCAAAGAGATTCAGATCATGCCGGTATTGGTAAATGTATTACCTGTAATTGGCATGGACATTGGAAGGATGCTGATTGTGGACACTTTGTTTCAAGAGCTGAGAAGTCGGTCCGGTGGGATGAGAAGAATTGCGCCCTTCAATGTAAACGATGCAATGGATTTAGAGGTGGCGAACAGTTCTTATTCGCAAAAGAAATAGACAAAAAATACGGCAATGGAACGGCTGAAAAACTGCAACTAAAAAGGCATCAGACCGTAAAACTGTCAACCTTTGAACTCCAGGCAATGATTGATCATTATAAAACTCTTTTAAAATCAAAATAAAACTCTTAAATTTGCAAAACCTATGAAAGACTTAGAAAAACTTATGGCAACTCCCAGAAGGGCTAAAAAGGAAATCAGCGCATGGTATTATGTCGTAGTCGCTGGATTCTTAATGCTTTTAATGGTGCTTCTTTTCGGGTGTAAGAAAGATGAAGTGCAAACCTGTAAAACCTGCAAAGAAATCTATTACGAGCGAATTAAATCAACCGGCCAGGAGATGACCAAAGTATTACAAAGCAAAGACGTTTGTGAAGGATGGGAGTCTTTAGATGGCAAGAAAACAGATGGCAGTTGCGGGGCTTTAAAAAGTTGTTATACCTATTGGGAATGCAAGTAAAGAAAATGTCAAAGCCCAAAAAGAGGCTAAA